CGCCCGATCTTCCCGGCCGCGATCGGCTCGACCGCCACCACGAACGACGAGCCGCCTGTCGGCAAGCCGCCGCTCAGCACCGGCTGATCCTGAAACTGCTGCGTCGCGTTGCCGGTCGCACCCGAGGGCGTGAAGACGACGCCTGCGACGGAGAGGACGCCCCAGCGGTTGACGGTGCCGGTGGTCGAGTTGCGGGCGAGGATCGGGGTGTAGGGCTTGGGGCCGTCGGTCTGAGGCTCGCCGGCCTGCCCGTACCGATCGCCGAGGACGATGTCCGCGGAGTCCTGGGCGCGGTTCCACGCACGGGCGGATATCTGCCCGCGAAGCGGACCCGGCTTGATTCGGTTCGGTGCGCCGTCGCTCATGCCACACCAATCCCGATCTTTGAGAAGTCTCCGTCGGGATAGACGCGGTTGCAGTAAACCGCCACCGGCAGCCGGACGAGCTGATTTTTCGCGGCGTCTGCGTCCGTTGCATACCGCACCCACACCACTTCGTGCCCGTAAGCTTCGACGTTGGCGATGTCGCCGATCTTCGCCTTCGGCAGCGTTTGCCCGACGTTGGGGCTGGCGACAAACTTGAACGAAAGCGACCACGGACCGTAGCCGCGCTGCTCGTCCCACTCGTGCGTGCCGGAAGCCCCAACGAACAGAACTTCCCCCGGCTGAAACGAACGGAAAGCCTCCTTGTTCACGCTGCCTGTGAGCGAGGCAATATTCTTGATGTAGGCGTTGGTGACGTAGCTTGAAGGCACGTCGTAGGACTCCGTCCACGACAGGGCAGGAACGACAATATCGACGCCGTTTACCCCGTTGTCATCAACGTTGATCGCACCCTTAAACGAAGCCGCGTCGTCGAGCCCGCCCGGCCCGTACTTTCGCTCGCCAACGTCGCCGTTGTTCATGTCCAGCGCGTTGGTCACGTGCCGGGTGCCGCCGGTCGTGTCGAACGACCGCGCCCGCTTGAGCGGTGCCACCTGCGAAGAATCGTCGGCCCCGATCTTTTCGTAGGCGATCGTCACCTTCCAGCAATCATCGCCCTGGTACTCGACGCTGTAGGACTCGGATCGCAGCCGTACGGTCGGCTGGCCTGGGTACTGCCAGTATTGATACTGGGCGGTGATCTGTTGGTTTGCCGAGGCGTGCAGAGCGTCTTCGTTGGTGGTGCCGAAGACGTTGAAAACGCGGGTACGAGTGCTCGCGTCCTTCCGCCCGAGACGGAAGATCGTTGACGACCTCGAGCTGCTGTCTTCGATCCATGTCAGTGCCATTAGACGCCCACCTGTCCGGCCATCGCGGCCGCCTTGAGGTCTTCGCGGATCTTCTTGAGGGTGTCGAGCTGCTGCGCCGGGATCGAGCTGGCCCCCATCTGGCTGAGTCCTGCCGCCCCGAACTGCGCCGTGGTGGTCGCCTTCATCGACGACTCTGGATTGGCGACAGCGTTCGGCACCGGAAACCGATTGACTTGGTCTTGGAGATTCTTGTTGGCTTCCGCCACTGCCTGGGCACGGGTGCCGACGTTGGCAGCCGTCCGGCCGGCACGCTCACGCCGAAGCCGGTCCGCTTCCTCCGACATCGCCGCTTGCCGGTCGCGGCTGTCCTGCTGCATCTTGGCTTTCTGCTCGTCGGTCAGCCCGGTTCGACCGGCGAAGCCCGGCCGGTCGCGGCCGCGCTGCTCGGCGTTGGCAGCGTTGACGGCGTCGATGCGGGCGAACTCCGCCGCGGCGGCCTCGTCGGAGACGCGGCCCATCCGCCGCCACATCTCCGTCCAACCCTTTTGAATCAGCCCGGTCGTGGTGTCCCAATACGCCACCATCGAATTGAGCACGTTGTCGAGCGCGCCGAGGATGTAGCCGCCCCACTCCGAAGTGGCCATGTCCGTCCACATCTGGTCCCACATGGCGGCCATGCCGATGCCCATGTCCGAAAAGACGTTCTGCACGGCCTCAATCCACGGGTCGAGCGATCCCATGATCGCCTGCTCGCCCCTCGCCCACGCCGCGGCCCACCCGGCCCACAGCACATCGACGGCCCCGGCGAGGTCGCCGGCCGCGATCGCCCGGTAGACGCCTTCGACGGTGAGATTGACGGTGCCGAGGAGATCACCGAAGACGGCCGTGAGATTGCCAATCGGGTTGGCGAAGGCGTTGCCGATCACGCCGGCCAGCTTGCGGAAGTCCACGCCGGCCAGAGCCGCCCCGGCTGCCAGCCCGCCGAGGACCGCCACGGCCGCCAGCACCGGCCCGCTCGTGGCAAACGCCCCGACAGCGATCGCCGCACCCTTCACCATTCCGAGAAAGCCGCTCACCGGCCCGATGGACGCCGCGATCGTGCGGGAAAGCGTTGTCATGGCGAAGCCGAGGGCGTATGTCGCCGTTCCCCAGACCGTGAAGTAGCCGCCGACCGCGACCGCCAGGCGGACGAGAGCCGCGTTGTCGCGGACGAACTTGGCGACGGCCTTCGCGGCACCGGCGACGACGTTGGCGATGCCGACAAACGCCGGCGCGACGGCCTCGCCGACAGCGTTGCCCACGTCCTTGAGCGACCGCTGCATGTTCTCGATCTCGGCGGTTCGCTCGACGAACGCGCCGCCAACGGCCATGATCGGACCGGCAATCGCCGCCCCGATCGCCGCCATGCCCATGCCGGCAGACTCCAGCGTCATGCCGACATCGGCGATTTTCGTGTTTATCGTGGAGAGCGCCGACAGGAACTTCGACGGATTCGCCCCGATCTCGACGTAGACCTGACCGCCGCGGACTGCTGATGCACTCATGGACTAGCCTCCGGCGGGACCGAACAAGGCTTCAAGGTCTTCCTGCGTTGCTTCTCGCTTCGGGGGCGGCGGTGCCTTGCTGAACGGATTGAGCTTCGATGCGTCGATCGCCGGCTTGCCCTGCCCACGGTTAGCGTTGGCGAATTGGGCCATCTGCTGTGCCGTGTGCCACCAGTCGGATTCCAGGCGAGCGTCACGCGCCGCCGTCAGCTCTCGGAGGGTGCGGTTGTCGGGGTCGAGTCCGGTGATGCCAACGCACTCCCAGACGACGGCCCAGGTGCCCGAATAGCCGCCTCCGCGTTGTCGATCATCTGATCCGCCAGCTCCTTCATCCTGGCTGACAGAGCCGCGATCGCGCTGCGGAGGCGCGGGGGGAAAAAAGCGACTAGCTCCTCTTCGACTGCCAGCCCTCCTTGCTCGAGCGACTCGCCCTTGAGTCCGTCGAGGAATTGCTCCTTCGTCAGCCCCTTTTCGGTGACCTGCGGCAGCAGGATCGCGCACAGCGTGTCGCCGAGAGCGGAGAAGTTCGACCGCAAGACTTGGAACGTCCTGGCGATCTCGCCGGCGTCGATGATGTCGAACGGCACGGCCTCGGTCGGGGCTGGCTCGTCGGCCGACTTTGGCGGCAGTACCACGAGGACCGAATCCTTGACTCGCTTCGCCGACGACACGGTCAGCGACACGTACCACGGACGGCCCTGGTCATCCCGAAACTCTCTCATGTGCGGAGTCCTGTTTGGGTCTTGGTCATCTGGATCGACCATTGCCGCTTGTCATCAAGCGGTATGGAATCCGAGACGTTGGCGACGACCGCCGAAAACGAGTAGCCGTTGGTGACGACAGCGATCTCCGTGCCGGCAATGGCCGCCGCGATAGCGGTCGTTGCCGCGGCGTCGTCGATTGTGTCGATGCTGATCGACACCCCGTAGCCGGTGTGGTACGAGATCGTCGCCCGGCTGCCGAACGGCGTGATCTCGCGGGTGGTGCCGGTAACGCTCACCTGCACGTCGCGGACGCCGGGAACGGTCACGCCGTCCCACGTTACGACAACGTCACGCCCGAGAGAGATCGCCATGCCGCCCCCTCGTGGTCAGGAGGTCTTCTTCGCCGTCAGCGTGAACGTGACCGGCCCGTCGAGCGGACGGTTTTCCGAGACGTTGGTGACGATGTAGCCGGTGCCGGCCGACGCCAGCGAGGTCATCACCGCCGTGGCGTCGAGGCACTCGATCTCGGCGGTGCGGGTAATGAATCCGCCCGTGGCAGCCTTGTAGGAAATGCCGCTCGCGTTGACGATCCCGCGGTGCGACACGTCGATCGCGGTCGACTCTTGGTTCCACGTCACCGCGATAACGCCCGTCGCGCCGTTGCCGCCCGTTGGTGCGCCGCCGTCCCGACCGAGAGCTACTGCCATGTGGAATGCTCCTTACTGGACGCCGCGGGTGCAAGAAACGGAAAAGGTGACCTTGTCGTCGAGCGGCTCGGACTGGCTGACGCTCGTGACCAAGAACTTCACGGAAGAGAGGTTGTGGCCGTTGGCCCCGGTGGCACTGACGACGACGACGCTGCCGACAGTCACACCCGGCGCGTCGATGCAGGTCAGGTCGAGCGTCTGCTCGGCCCACCCGCGCAGAATCGTCCGCTCGGTGTCGCCGGACTTGGTCTTGTCGATCTCCGTGAACGTGGTCGTGATCGACCCGTCGCTGACGTTGGAGATGCCCGTGTACGTGACGTTCTTGCCGAGCACGATCGTTTCGCCGGCCATGAGAGCCTCCGCGTAGGGGTGTGGCTCTATCGTCGGCCGGACGGCCGGGGGCGGAGAGGGGGTGTGGCTGTCAGGGGCCGGAGATCGCGTCTCGGAACGCCTCGGCAAGATTCGGCTTGGCGTCGTCCAGCCCGGTCTGCATGTACCGCCGCGCCTTCACCCGACGGGAACCAATCTCGATCGGATTGGTGCCCGCGGGCGTGTTCGACGTGATGCCGAAGACGGCCCCGCCCGACAGCCGGCGCGGCACCGACGCCGGGGCGCGAGTGCGGACGAACCAGAGTTGCACCTGGCCGCCCACCTCGTGCAGCTTGTTGAGCTTCGGCAGCCGTGTCGGGCCGACGACGACGCTGTCCGTCGTGGCGTCGTAGTCGTATTGGATGTCGGAACGCAGGAAGCCCTTTGGGAATCGGGCTGTCTTCCAGCTCGTGACCTTGTCGGGAATGGCGATCTGCCGCCGCTTGGCGACCAGCCGTTCGCCGTTGACGACCCCGAGGTCGATCAACTTTTCCTTGATCGGTTTCCGGTTTGACATCGCTCGTTGCGTGGCTCGTCGCACGTCCGATCCGGCGATCTTCAGTGCCCGCTCGCGGCCGACGGCGAGGCGGCTCCGAACGTGCTCCCACTTGAACTTCGACGGAGGCTTGCCGGCACCAGACTTGCCCCCGCCTTCCTTCACGGTGACGGACACCTTAGCGCGCAGCAGCCCGTCCCCGGTGACCGTCCCCGTGCGGAAGTCTGCCACCCATCCCATATCAGTGGCTCCTCGGCACCCGGAACGTCACGACGATCCCCGCCCGCCACACGTTCCGCTCTTGCAACGCCTCGCCGGGATTTTTCTCAACCACGATCGTCTGTGGCGACGTGACGCCGGTCGGCCACGTGATCCCCGGCCAGTTGTGATCTTCGAGGTAGCCGAGCAGCTCCTCAAGCATCTCCAGCATCACGTCGCAGTCCGCCTCTTCCGGGGTGTGCCGGGCAAGGTAGATTTCGACCGCGTAGTCGCGCATGTGGGACGACCGGGCGATCCGCTCCGACTCGATCGAGCCGTCGGTGATGCAGATCACCGGGTCGGCGAGGTCTTCGATGTCGTAGCTGGGGAAGTTCTTCGTCTCGACGAGCACCGTCGCGGCCGTCGCCGTGAACGTCACCGCGTCGAGCGAGGCGACGAGCGCCGTGATGATGTCCGCCTGGATGCTCACAGACTCGCCTCCATTGCCGCTGCGTTGCCGACGATCCGCTCGTCCCAGTGCAATTGTGCCGCCGCGGCCCTGGCATGCGTCAGGGCGTCCGCCTTGCGGCCGAGGTGCCAGAGGGCAATCGACGCCAACTCTGCCGCCCTGGCCTTCGCCAGCGGGTCTGTAGCATGCGTGCTGACCGGCGAGGCAATCGCCCGCTCGGCGAACTCCAGCGACCGCGGCCAGTCCTCGCCGTGGTGAGCGGCCAGCGCCAGCCGTTCCCACCCGTCCGGCTCGCCGGGCGATTCCCGCGCGGCCCGCTCGAGGTACGCCCCGTCGCCGGTGATCGACGCCAGCCGCCGCAAAGCGTAGGCACGCTCCGTCGGCGATCCGCCGGCCATCTTCAGGAAGCCGGCGAACTCGCCCGCCGCCGTCGGGATGCCGGCGTAGTCCAGCTCGCGGGCGTAGTACCACCGAGCCCGTGCGTCGGCCGGTGACTCGTTGACCGCCACCTTGAGCAGATCGAGGTCGGTCTTGTGGGCCTTGCCTTTGTCGCGGTGGTGCTCGACCACCAGGCCGTCGGCCTTCCGCTGCACCTTCTCGCCCGACCAGCAGACGAGCCCTTCGTGCGTGGCCTGCCGCCACACGAATCCCGACCGAGCGTGGACCCGATCGCAGTGGAACCGCAGAAGCGGACGGCCGGCGTCGTCGAGACTCCACCAGTAGTCGTAGACAAGGTTATTGGCCGTGCCGTCCCACGCCGCTTCGATCGCCGCCCGCCAGCCCGGCTGGGGCCGCTCGTCGAGATCGACCCTGAAGGCGACATCGACATCCGGCGGCAGATTGCAGAGCGCCTGCGTCCAGGCGACATCCCATCGCCACGGCACGACGTATGACCGGGCCACCGTCACGCCGGCCGCCTCGAGCTGCTCGATCGTGCCGTCGGTCGAGCCGGTGTCGGTGACGACGCGGACATCGGCATCGGCGGTCGCTGCGGCCCAGGCTGCCGCGTGCTTCGACTCGTTCTTCGCCAGAGCGTAAACGCCGATCCTCATAGCGTGTATTCCTTCGGGTTGCCCACCGTGTACCACGCCAGCGGCTCTTCCACCCGCATGATCCCGGTCAGCCGGCCGGCCCGCTGCCAGTAGTCCCAATCCTCGCCGAAGCCGACGGCTTGCTGATCGCCCAACCGCTCGACGATCTTGCTGTGGATCATCGCCGTCGAGTTGATGACCGGATTCATTGCCCGGCAGATCGCGGTCACGTCGCGGGTGGTGTCGGTGATCTGCACGCCCTGCGTGCCGTGGTGGTAGCCGCTGACGACGCCTTCCGGGTCGCGGTTGAAGGCGTTTGCACAGAGAACCCCGTACCGGCCGTTGGAGCCGACCGCGGCGAACTGGACAGCCGACTTGGTGCCGATCCATTCGTCGTCGTCGTCGAGGAACGCCACCCACCCGCTGAACCCGATCTTGAGCACGTGCCGGATCGCTTCGTTTCGCACGGTGCCGACGGCAAAGCCCGCCCCGGTTTCCTCGCGGCTCGAGACGGCTCGCCGGAGGACCGTCAGCCGCGGGCTGCCGACGATCTCCTCAAGCCACTGATACCGGGGATCGTCGGAGGCGTCGTCCACGACAAACACTTCCGCCGGCGGGACGGTCTGCGTCAGCGCCGACCGGATCGCCCGCAGGCAGAGCCGGTATCGGTTCCGCGTCGGGATGACGACGACGTAGTCATTCACGGCCCCGCCTCCAGAATCGTTTCGTTGTGGTCACACATCCACGGCCGGACGACGTTCCAACTCGCCCAGGCCGTTGCCCACGTGT